CTACCCTTTCGATTTTTTAGGGTCACCTTTTCGCGGATATGTTCGCTCTTCCTGGAACTTACCATCTTGCTTATGAATTTTCACTGAACCTTGCTTATCGCTCATGAATTCGCGCATTTTCGTGATGAGTTCAGCCTTTGTGTCAGCCGTTTTACTGGGGCGATCGTTCCCTTCCTTTTGCAACTTCCACTTATCACCCTCTTTCGTTACGTGATAATTATCCATTGAAAGTCCTCAGATAAAAAAGCAACATTGCTTCTCTAAAATCCTAACCCAGGCGAAACCACAGAATTGTGCGGATGGCCCATCTTTGGGTTATCTCAGGAGAGAATCGGATTTTGCGCCGCTGCAGCATACACGGCCGATGTGGACTCCCTCGTTTTTGGGTTTCCAGCGTGATGGCCAGTAAGTAAAAGGCAAAAAAAACCCCCACATCATGTGGGGGAAGACAGGGATGGTGATTTAAAGCTATCTCTATCAACATGAAATAAAAGGATTTATTTCATGCGGTGTCCACACTGCGACCACATTGACACAAAACACGCCCTGTAATCGCAGGGCGTTTTTCACATCCACAAATTTTGTTGCCCTGAAATCGTCGGGTGTGGTCTGACTGGCTGCACTTCGCCGGGCTTCACGATATACCGCTGCACTGATTCCATCGTTACAAACGTCGCACTACAGTTAACGTTTTGGCATTGGTGATAACGTTCCTTGGTAGTATCGGTCATGTAACGACTGGTACGCGCATGGGCGGCATGTTGGCATAACGGGCAATGGAACATAATGAGCACCTCGACGATTTAAGCGATGTCGAAATTTTACGACAAAAACCTTAAATAACAAAAAGTTAAATTGATGATGTCACGCATCATTTTCTGATTCGTACTCAACTTCAGAAAGCTTTATTTCGAGCTCTACACCCGTCGTGAAGCCATTATTATTGAGGTTATGAGTTACCCTACTAATCAACCACGCCTGCTCATCTATGACGCTCTTAAACCCCGACACTTTCACCGGCGTTTCCGGGTAGAGATCGGCGCGCCCGACAGCCAGACTTATCGAGAATTCCGCGACACCGCGTTGTAGCTTGTCCCATTTCGCCTGCGCCGCCCGCATGGCCTGGGCTTTTGTGGCATACACCGTTGTAAGCGCAAAGACGTTATCCGCCTCACCGGCCAGATATTCACCCTCGCGGGCTTCCGGTACTTTGGCTTCCTTCTTTTTCGCTTTGGCTTTCGGGTGCTGTAACGCGCGTAAATGCTGCTCTTTGGGTTTGCGCTTCACCTTCACTTTTTTCGGCTTCGGGTCTTTGGTGTGAAGCCACTGAGCCGTAACGCCGGTATAAGCGCCCCGGTCAGCAATCGCAAACTGGTGCCGGTCTCCATCGCTGCGGGTGATCGTCACCTGCGGGATTGGCCTGCCGCTGGCGGTTGTGGCATTCCCGGCTCTGAGAAACAGCAGCTTCCCCGCCTTGACCGACACCTCGCCGCCGTTCCGGTCAGCCAGCCGTGTCAGAAATTTAGCGTCGGATTCCTGCGTCTGGTCGATATGGGGGATATGAATCCCGGCCAGCGCCGGGGTGACACTCGCCGTCAGCTTGTTGCGCGCGGCGATCGCCGCCACGATATCGCCGAGGGTTTTGTCGTGCCAGGACTCTTCACGCCGGGAATTCAGCGTACCGCGAAAATCAGCGCTGCGGGCGCGGATGGTCACGGTATCAGGCGCGCCCCGGTGTTCAACCTCATCAACGGTAAAACTGCCCTTGCCGACCAGCGCGGAATCTTTCCAGCCGAGGAACAGGGTCAGCACCGCGCCGCGCACTGGTAACTGCACAAGGCCGTCGCTGTCATCGAGCTCAATATCAAGCTGGTCAGCCTCAAAGCCCCGGTTATCCGTCATCGTCAGATTAATCAGCCGGGTGCTGATGTTGCCGGTGATATCCTTACTGTCCAGTTTCAGCATAAACGCGGGGGTGAGCGAGCTCCCCGCCTGGCTGTAGAGTATTTCTGACATCATAACCCCGGCACTGTGATTAACCTGGTGGCGGCCTCTTTTGCCTTCCCGGCCAGCATGTCAGCCTGCTGGCTCAGGTCACCATATACCGCCGCGAGTGACTCATCCACGCGCGTTAGCGCCAGCGTAAAATCAATCTTCCGGGGTGAACCGTCCGAAAAAAACTCCGCGCCGGTTTCGTTAATGCTGTTGATGACATACATGCCGTAAATCTGGCCGGTTCCGGCTATCAGCGGCCACGCCTTACCCTGTTCGGCCATCTGCCTGAGCGCGGTCAGCGTCAGCGTCCCGCCGGTAATTTCCGGGTAAAGCGTGCCGTTGAGCGTGATTTTTTCCTCCCCGACGCCGAGAAACTGGAAAGCATCGCGCTTACCTACGCGGCTGTTTGACGGCCAGCGATATTCCGCGTCGCGCTGCATGCCCTGAAACGGCAGTGTCTGGCGCATAAAGACAAAGAAACCTAATGCAAGCATCATCTCTGAATGTCCCCCTTATCCGTCGTGGCGCATGCTGGAACGTTCGCGGGCGCGTTTCTCACGGTCGGCCTTTTCAACGGCATCCTGCAACTGCCGCCCGAGTTCGCCGCCCGGTGCGCCGCCGTTCTGCATCGTGATGTTGTAATGGCTTTGCCGGTTATCGACATAGGATTTACCGCCGGGGGCAACGGCGGGCTGATATCCCTGATAACCGCCATAGGTACTGGTTGCCGGGATATAGGCACCGTTCTGCGCCGCCGCGCCAGCTTTTACGGCTTTCTGGTCAAGATCGCTGGATTCTTTATTGATAATGCCGAGCTTTTCCAGCACCCAGTCAATGCCCTGTCGCAGCTTGTTGAATGCCTTAAGCGGTAACATCAGCGCATCGCCCAGCGCCTGCCCAAACAGGACGCCGGTATCTTTGCAGGCGTTAAGCGTGTCCTGCGTGGATTTAACCGGCGCAATCAGGTCTGTGAACCACTGCCATGCGGCCTTTAATTTCTCGCCGAGCCAGTCAAAAACGGGCTTAAGTGGTGCGAATATCTCAGCGACCGGCGCAAATGCGGCGGTCAGCCCCTCAACAACCCCACTGAAAAAGGCGCTGATGGGCTCCCAGTATTTACGGATGAGTAGCGCACCGGCGACAATCGCCACGCCGATCGCCACAATCGGCCATGTCAGCGCGCCGAGCACCGTCATAATTGCCCCGCCCACCACACTGAAGACCGTCCCGAGCACACCGGCAGCGGCGATGATCGCGTTAACGCCCATTACAACCGGCCAGGCAACCAGACCAATAGCGCCGACAAGCCCCACCACGCCGACAGCCACCGCCGCAATCACGCCCAGCGTCTGCGCCAGCCCTTTATTTCTGGTGATCCAGTTATCCAGCTTCAGCACATACCCGGTGGCGGTCTGCACCAGTTTCCTGAGCGATGATTCCTGCTGATCAAACAGGTCTGTACCGACCGCCTCATAAGCCGACTGGAACTCTTTAAAGTCGCCGCCGAGGTTGTCCTGCATGATTTTTACCAGTTCCTCGGTTTTCCCGTCCGAGGCTTTAAACGCAGCGGTCAGCGCATCCAGTTTCCCGCCCGAGGCGGCGGCCATTAACACCGCCGCTGATGAGCTGGCCTCTTCGCCGAATATCGTTTTCAGGTATTCGGCACGCTGGCCGGTGCCGAGTTTGTTTTTCTCAAAACTGGCCTGCATTTCTTTCAGGATCGAGAAAATAGGCCGGGTGTTACCTTTTTTATCTGCCGTGGTGATGCCGAGCTCTTTAATCGCCCGGTACGCCTCGCCGGTCGGTGCCTGCAAACGCGTTATCACCGCCCGGCTCCCCGTACCGGCCATTGAGCCGGTGATTTTCGCATCATGTAACGCGCCCACCATTGCAGCGGCCTGCTCGATACTCACCCCGGCATTTTTTGCCACCGGTGCGGCATACGTCAGTGCATCACTCAGGCCGTCAAAGTCGGCGGCGGTTTTGTTCATCGTCATCGAGAGAACATCACCGATGTGCGCGACCTTATCGTTTGAAAGCTGAAAGGCGGATTTCATCCCCATCAACAGACCGGCGTTCTCTTCCATCGTGCGCCTGTTAGCCAGCGCCATATTGAGGGTCACCGGCGTGACGGCCTGAATCGCTGCCGCGTCGCCGCCCCCTTTGGCGATGATGATTTGCGCCCCGGCGGCATCATCCGCCGAGGCGGCTGTGTTGTCGCCGAGCTGGCGCGCCTGTTTGCGCAGCGCGGTCATCTCCGCCGAGTCTTTACCCACGCCGAGCACTGCCTGAAGCTCCGAGTTCTTTTGCGCAAAGTCATAGCCCGGTTTCAGCAGTGCCGCCCCGGCAAATGTTGCCGTGGTTGCCATTCCCACCCCTGCCGCGCCCACCGCTGCCGCGTTCCCGGCGAGCTCCTTCCCGGCCTGATAGCGCTGTTTTACCCGGCTGAGTTTCTCCTGTTGCGCACTGACACGCGCCAGCGCCTCACGCTGCCGGTTGAGCTGTGAGGTGGTTTCACTGATGGTGGCTTTGAGTTTTCGCTCATCAGCGGCCAGCGTGCGGGTGTTTATCCCGGCAAGGCTGAGCTCCTGCCGCTGACGCTGCACGGATTCACGCAGGCTGTTGTGTTTAAGCTGGAGCGCGGCGGCGCTTTTGCGTGCCGTCTCCATTGCCTGCGCCTGCGCGCGGGTCGGCTGTTCAGTGTTTTTAAACTGAAGCGCCAGCGCGGCGGCTTCGTCTTTAGCTTTTTTCAGCGCCTGCTCAGTGACCGCAAGTTGTGCGCTGGTTTTGCGAAAGCCGTCAATCTTCGACGCCTGCCCGTTGAGCTCACGCAATGCGGTTTGTGTTGTGCGCATCCCTCCGGCCAGCTCCTTGCTGGCCTTGTCGATGGATTTTAACGGGCGGGTCGCCTGGTCAACAGCTTTGAGTAATACCTGTAATTTCACGCTACTCATTCGTGTTTCCGCTTCGCTGGATGGCTTTTTCTCGCCATGTAATGAGCTCCGTCAGGCTCAGGGGAAAGAGCTCTGAGGGCGGCCAGTGAAAAATCACCGCGATATCCGCCATCAGGTCATCAACAGAGAGAGTCTCGGGGAAATTTACTGCGCCGAATTCGGCGACAAAAAACCGATCACCTTACCCGCCAGGGCAACGAGGTCAGGCAGCTCAAGCGCGGCGACTTCCTGCTCGGTGAGCGAGGGGGCGCTCATGCGCGGCAGCACTTTAATCAGGGCGTCAACTTCGGAGTTTGCCACCGCCGCCAGGCTGACGCCGCGCAGCGTTCCGGCGTTCGGTTTAATCAGGGTGATGGCGTCAATAATCTGCTCGCCGCGTTTAACAGGATTTTCCAGGGTGATCACGTTGTCGTTATTCATGGGTTTCTCTTTTTAATCAGGCTTCGGGTTAACCGGCCAGCGCACTGGCCGGGGTGAACATTACAGGCCGATATTGCGGCGGTGCTGCTCCAGCCGGTCGGTGCCGTTGACCTTCTCCACCATGTTGAGGGTGTCGATTTCAACCAGCTCTTTACCGTCCATCGTCAGTTTGAAATAGGTACAGACGACCGAGATTTTCGCTTCGGTGTCTTCGCCCGGCTTGTTCTCGCCGGTGTCGATTTCCTTCTGACGACCACGCATCACCACTTCAACGGCGACCGTTTCGCCGGTGTCGTCGCGCTGGTAGGAACCGGCAAAGCGAACCGGCACGGCATCGACGCCGGTTGCGCCGTACAGCTCCCAGATAACCGAATCCGGGAAGCCGCCGAGCGACCATTCCATCGACAGGGCATCATCATCGAGGCCGAGGTCAACCGGCGCGACGCCGTTCATCCCCGCCCCGCGATAGTTTTCAAGCTTGCGCGTCAGCTTCGGCAGGGTGATCGACTTCGCGATACCCTGATAGCTGTAGCCATTCAGAAACACATTCATATATTTCAGTTTTCGCGGCATTGCCATTTATCAGGCTCCTTAATTGCTGTTAACCGAGGAAACCAGCGTCGCCAGATATTTATCGGTGATGCGCTGGCGCAGGGTCAGATTTTCCAGAGGGGGAACCGGCGTATAGTCATAATCGATATACAGTTTTCCGGCTTTCAGGGTTTCCGCGTCGTTGGCGTCCTCGTCAAACCAGCAGGTCGCATCCACGATGTAGCCATTACTTTTCAGCTCACGGAATTTCGCGTTAATGCCGTCCACGATGTCGCGGATAAGCGTCGCGGTGATCGGCTTGTCAACCGCCCACATGTGCGCTTCAGCCATCGTGTCAGCGATAACCTGCGCCGTGCGGGTGTAGTTCTCAAACAGGAAAAGCGGGTCATCGGAACAGGTGCGGTTGCCCCAGAAGCGAAAACCGTCCTTGCGGATAAGCGTCGTTACGCCCGCCTCGTTGAGCAGGTCGGCATCGGTGCCCGGCTCCTGCAAATCCCAGAATACCGACGCACTGATGCCGGTCACACCGTTGACGCCGACGTTAGACAGGGTTTTGTGCCAGCCGACCGACTGGTCGATGTACGCGCGCAGACCGAGGGCGCGGGCGGTGGCGTACGCAGTTGCGGTCGCATTTTTCACGGTGTCCCAGGCGAGGAAGTCAGGCCAGATAACCATGAGCTCGCGCTGGCTGAAATTGTCGCGGTATCTGATGGCATCAGAGAGGGTTTTACACCCCCACGCGCTGACGTAGCCGAACGCGCGCAGCTTCTGGCAAACGGGCGCAAGCGCGGTCGCCACCTCCAGTGTGTCGTAACCCGGTACACCGAGGATGCGGGGTTTAACGCCGGTCACAGCTTCGGCAGTCAGCAGCGCTTTCAGGCCGGTATATTTGCCGTTCTCGTCCGTGGTGCCGATGATGTTGGAAATGGTCTGCGCGAGCGCCTCTTCTTCATCGTCGCCGGTGCCCTCCGCCACGCGCACGACGACGGTCACCGGTTTTGACTGGTCGGCGATGGCCTGGAGGGATGCGGCCAGCGTGCCTTTTTTACCGGCCTTTGCGATGGCACTTTGCACACTGGTGATCAGCACCGGCTCATTGAGGGGGAAAGTGGCCGCATCGGCATCGCTGGCGGTACAGACCATACCGACAATCGCCGTTGAGACCGTGGAAATGACGCGCGTGCCGTCGTTGATTTCGACGACCTGCACGCCATGATGATAATCACTCATCCGTTTAACTCCGTGGGGTTGGGGTGAGTGTTATTTTCCAGGCTGTGCGGGTGCGGGGCTATTTATCAGGGATGGTTGCGGTGCTGTACAACACTAAACAAAAAAAGCGGGCAAATGCCCGCCCTGATGTTACTGAGGCTGTACAGGCCAGTTAATGTCCGGCGTAATGGAGGTATCGACACGCATCAGCAGCACACGGTATTTTTTCCACTCAGCAAGCGCGGCAGTCTCTTCGTCCGTGGCGATTCCGGCATCAACAGCATCCTGACGCCAGCCTATCTCCGAATCAGCTTTAGAGCGCAGGGATAATTTTTGTTGCTCAGCCATCGCTCTCAGCTCATCAACTGAGGGCGCTGGCCTTTGCTGTAATTCCGGCAATCCATTTTCGCCAGTGACAATTATCATTCCGGCCATGTTGCCGTCGAGTAAAGAGTGATAGAGCTCATCAGATATATCGATGGCATCATCAGGAATTAAAGAATTTAACGCTGAATAGAAACCATTATTTGATGCAGACCATTTCATTTAGGCTTTCCCAATCAGAAATACATTAGTGTCATCCTGCTTTGCTCCACCGTCATAGACGATGGTCATCAGCGATGTTGTTGCATATACCGATACAGCATAAGCGGCTACCCCGGAGCCAGGAACTCTTCCCCCTGCAGCGAAGTAGATTTCTGAAAATGCCTGTGGGATTGAAATATTATCCAGCCGGTACTTATTGCCGGAAACCAGTGTTGCAGATGCGAAAGCGGATGCAGGTATCCTTATCCACTGAAACATTATTCCACCTGGAAGTTTTTGTGATCCATTGTTCTGGCTGGGGCTAACCACATTAATCAGGGATGCAAACAATGACATGTCAGGTATCTGGAGTGCGCCAGTGCCGACATCTCTTTTAGCGGCTTCCCCCAGACCAAGGTATTCGAGAATCGCGGCAGCGTTTTTCCCCGACAGCTCAGTCAGCGTTTTATCAAGCGGCTGTTTTTTTGCCAGCTCCCCGGAAACCAGTGCGGCAATGGCAGCCTGAACAAACGCAGTATTCGCGAGTTGCGTGTCGTTTGAAGTCTGCGCCGCCGTCGGCGCTTTCGGCGTGCCGGTGAAAACCGGGCTGGCGATCGGTGCATATTGCGTGTGCGGATTGCTGGCCGCGATATGCTGTTTCAGCAGATTGTCGGCATACGCTTTCACCTCAATGACCGCGTTATCAACATATTGCCGTGTCGCCAGCACGACCGACGGGTCGATTTTCAGCGTTACAGCGGCGGTTGAGGACACAATCAGCACCATGCGGATGGTCTGCGTGCGCCCGCTCCCCTCCTGCAACTGCGGCTTATAGGTCTCTGGGCAGTTGGCGACGGCAATTAACACGCCGTTATCGTCATAAAGCCCGATTTCACGTATCCAGAAACCGCCCTCGTTTTCCGGGATAACCTGCTCGGCGATAATCTGGCTGGCGTTGTTCGCGTCAACGCTCAGCATATTCAGCGGCGCAATGCGTTTCTGGTTTACCAGCTTCGTTTGCGTGGCGTCCGGTGTTGGCAGCGTGCCGTTGCCGTCCCCCACGGCCATTTGCGTGATGTTGAGCTTTGTCCCCAGCGCGGTCGCGTTCGCCAGCAGTGCCGCGCCCTGGCTGGTCAGAATGGCAAAGAATTTCGCGGTCATGCGATTACTCTCATGTTGTCGATGAAATGAATGGCTGAGGCCGGGAAGTATTCCCCGCCACCGGTAATGTCTTCGGGCAGATACGGATAAACGACCAGCTCGTCACCGGCATAGCTTCCCGCTTCGACGTAGCACTCGCCCGATGTGCTCAGGCTGATGGCGAGGCCGGTCAGATGGCGACTGGCGGGTTTTGCATCGTCAATGAGCCTTTCCAGCTCCTGATACATCTCGTCGGTAATGCCGCCATCCAGCACCCCCACCACCAGGCGAAACGTGCCGGGCTCCTCGTTGAGCTCCCACCACTCGCGCACCTCGATAAGAAAACCGAGCGGCTCCACCACACGCCGTAATGCGCTGATGGTGCCCTTGTGCTGATGGACAAAAAACGAGGCCGCTATCACCCGGCGTCTGGTGGCTTCCGGCCAGTCAGCATCCCACCGGTCGACAGACAGCGCCCACGCCAGATAGGGCAACAGGTCAGCCGGGCAGGTCTGCGGGTTCCATAACGTGCGCAGCGGAACCGGGACGCGGATAATCTCCGCCGCTGCCTGCGCGGCGGCCACCTCCAGCGGCGACGAACCGACGGGTAACAGCCGATCGCTATTCATCGTTCCCCCCGTTGGTGATGCTGTACCCGGTGCAGAAAGAGGCCTGATGTTTGCCGAGCACGATGTCGCCCTGCGGGGCGCTCAGCTCCACACGCTGCACACCTTCAACATGGAGCGCGGCATAAATTGCAGACTGACGGACATCACGACCAAGCCGGTGCTGGGCGGTGATATAGGCTTTGAGTTTCTCTTCGGCAGCGGCGCGGATGGGCTCCGCTTCGGGGCCAGGGTAAAAATACAGGGTGGCGGCCACCTCATACGGCACAATTTCAGCCGCCTGCACCGTCACACGGTCGCCCACCGGGCGCACATCCTCAGCGTTGAGTGCCTTTTCCACCACGGCCAGCAGGTCATCGCCCGCCGTGCCGTCACCCTCGCGGGCAAGCACGGTGATGGTCACGCAGGCCGGTGTCGGGCTCTCGACGGAAATATCGGCGACACGCCCGTCGGCGCTGCGTCCGTGATATTCATAGGCACCGACCGGACCGGCCACGCTCAGCCCCTCAAACGCCTGTTGCGCGCGCAGGCGTAAATCGGCATCGGACTCCATCACCGCCGCCACCGGCGGGATGGCGGTATCGTCTGCCGGGATGATGGTCAGTCGTGCGGTGTTGTTATTCGCGGCAATAACATCGAGGTCAGTCCCGGAAGCGCTTGCCAGTGTCACCGCGCGGGCGGCTTCATTTACCCGCTGGCGCCACAGCACCTCACGATAGGCATTCTCCTCAAGGAATTTGGTCAGCGGCTCGGACTCCAGCGCCAGTGTGCGGGCAACGGCGTCCTGCTCATCAGCAGGGAACAGCGAAACCAGCGTCGCCTTACGCTCAGCGAGGATGCTCTCGTAATCAAGTTCCTCGACCACATCCGGGGCGGGGAGCTGGCTTAAATCAACAATCGGCATGGTGTTAGCTCACAGGGATGGTTAACGAAAGGGCGTCGCCGGTGCTGGCAATCTCGCCGGTCAGGCTGACCACCATGCGGCCGTCAGACTGACGCTCCGTGGTCACCGCGCTTAAAGTGATGCGAGGCTCCCATTTCAGCACCGCGAAATAACAGGCGACCTTGATTTGCAGCTCCAGCGCCGGGGTCTGCGGCTGGTCAATCATGGAGGACAACAGCGAGCCATAATCCCGGCGCATAATGCGCGAGCCGACCGGCGTTCGCAGGATATCGCTGAGGCTCTGGCTGATGTGCTCCGCGTCGGTGATTGTCCCGCCGGTACTGCGGCGCAAACCGATATAACTGGCTGTCATAATGGTGTTCCTGTCGTGCCGCCGCTGTCGCCGGGGTGTTTGTGGGTATGCAGCACTTTGCCGTTAGACGACAGCGCACCGCCGCTGTGCTCAATGTCGCCGCGCATCGTGCCGCCTTTCTGCACTTCCAGTGAACCGGTGATGAGCTTATTCGTGCAAACCACCTCCGGCGTGTCGAGCGTGATGCGCGTTGAGGCTTTGACCGTTACCACCGGTACGGTGGCGGTGAGAGACCCGGATGCGGTGACGTCGGCGGTTTTGATGCCGCTGACGGTCAGCGCGCTGGTCGCCGGTTCGTACTCGATAACCGCGCCATCCGGGAAAGCAATATGCAGGGCATCAGCCGAGACCGACGGCGCAGGATGGTCATCGGAGAAAATACCGGGCAGCACAAACGCGGTATCGAGCTCGCCACCGACGGCCAGAATTAACACCTGCTCGCCGACGGAGGGAGCCCACCACGTACGGGAGTGACCGGCGCGCTGCGTCAGCCACTGGAGCCAGTCGGTAATAATGCCGCCGGTCTGCACACGGCAGCGACCGGCACCGGGGTCAGTTTCGACAATAACGCCGGTGCGTACCATATTGCGGAGCGCGCGGGCAAGTTCGTTAATGTTTGCTGGTATGTTCATACAACGAAGAATGCCGCCACAAATATAAAACAGCAAAATATGTAGCTTTATTGACACATGGAACAACAGAGAGTAGAAAAATACTTCTTTTCTGAATGAATAAATAATAAAGGGAACAGGATGGCAACAGCGGAAAACAGCTCCAGACCTCTGACGGCTGGCGAAATAAGAATGATAAAACCTTTATTTAAAGATGCGATCAATTATAGTGCCGTAAAGGTTTATAACGGTGAATATCTGCCCTTCGGACTTCAAGACAATCGCACTGCAATGACTCCCAACGGATATATGTATTATCCCGGAGACCTGTTTCAGGAAGATTTTTCCTTTGGCTTTGTCGGTAATATGGCTTTGTTTGTACATGAAATGGGACATGTCTGGCAGCATCAGATGGGCGCTAATGTCAGAACAAGAGGGCTGTTTAGCTGGGCGGCAAGCTATGAATACTCATTGCCAGAAGAAAAAGATTTAGCCGATTACAACCTTGAGCAACAAGCCTCGATTATCGCCGACTATTATATCCTTACGAAATTTGGCGTTAATGTATTCGTGGATCAATCAACATTTAAAGGAATAATTGGCCCCGATTTAAAAAACAAATATGAGAATACTCTCAAATACTTTTTAGCCTCTCCTTCAGATAAACGGTGTCTTTGGAAATGAAAAAAATAATTTTGACTGTAGTATCGGTGGTTTTGGGTGGCTGTACGTTACATAACTCACCTTACCGGGCGGCTGATATTTCATTGGCTCAAAACGGTCAACCCTGCTTTGCCGTACCAAATGACTCACTGACAAAGGGAGGGAAATCCAAATTATTGGTTATCAGAGTAGCGGAGCGTTTTCCCGATAATTATATGCACCCGGTCTGGGAACGTGACTACAAGAGCGAGCCGACATTCAGCGTACAGCCCGGCACGTGCCTGCCAATTGTCTATCAGTTTGAGAAAGGCAAAGAATACACTATTGACGCAATTACGGCATTTTCAGTAAGTGAAGCCGAAACCAAGCGCATCTGGTTAGCGAGCTTTACCCTGGAAAAGTTAGCTGAAAAAAAGTGACGACAAAGCCCTTCCGGGCTTTTTAGCCTTGCAGATGATGAAACACCATCTCTTCAATCGCCAGCATATCGCCAGCATTCAGCCCCAACAACGTACGTTCCGGGTATGTTAATACCGGGCTGTTTCTTCCGGGTCTGTCCTTCAAACCAAACTGATGAACTCTGGCGATGCGCTGCACCTTGCCGGTAAACTCCACCACTGCCGCACTGTCATCACCGCTGGCTTTCATATAGCGGTTAGTGCGCAGCTTCACGAACATTTCCCGCTTAATCCGGCCTTTTTTTGCGCGTAGCGGCTGGGCTTTTCGCTTTGCATACGGCGAGCCATCCGGGTTTTTCTGGGCTTTAATGCGCTGCTGTTGTTGCTGGCGCAGCTTCTTCGCTATCTCCACGGTGAGACGCCGACGGCCAGCAGGTGACAGCGCCGCCAGCAGCCCGGCAAGCTCATTCTCAAACGGTTTAAATTCAGTCATCCCACTTACTCACCAGTTCGCCATTGATATACATCTCTGTCGGTGGCGTGACCGGCTCCGGCGGGGGCGGTTCCGGGAGGCACCTGACGTGAAGCGCTGAGCCGACCTCATTAACCAGCGTTCGCTCGGTCAGGGCAAGACTGATACTGATATCAAAACTGCTGTCATTGTTGAGATCGGCCTCAAAGGTGAAGCCTTTCGCCTGGCCTGCGGCGGTTTCCATAATGTCTGGCTGGTTCTCGCGCAGCCAGGCCAGCACCGGCACAAGCAATAAATCCGCGTCGCCGGTGAAGTCGGTCACCACGACATTAAGGGTGTAACGCTTTTCGAATGACAACGAGGCGGCGAGCGTGGCGACAAGGTTGCCGCTGTCCACAAACAGCCGCAGCATCTCAGGGTTGGTTTTCAGCACCGGCACGGCATCAGCCAGCGCTTTTCTTAGGCTTTCGGGCTTCAGCATCTGTATCATCCTGGCATTGTTTGATGGTTTCCACCTGGAGCGCACAGCTTTCTAATGCACGCTCAAGGTTACGGATATCGGCACTCAAATCACCGTTCGTGTGCGGATCGCTGCCCGGCATCGGGCAAAGGCTGACTTTCGGGCAACCGTTGTAAACAGTCACCGGCACTGGCGCAGGCGTCGCGCTTGTGCAACCGGCGCACAGCATCAGGCAGATCAGCGCTGTACCAGCGGCGAAAGGCTTCGTTTTCATTGAGTAACCTCGTTATGGTTTGTTCCCGCCGGGCTTCCCGCTCACCGGCGGCATTCAGCTTCTGGCGCAAATCCACCTGCGCCCGTTCGTTTTTATCCGCCCGATCACGGGCAACAATGATCTGGTTTTTCAGCATGCCGATCGTCAGCTTTTGCTCGCCTGCGACGCGGTTCGCTTTCTCAAAAGATTCTCGCAGGGTACCGTTTTCATTGCGCAGCCACAGCAGCCCCACCACCGCAAGCGCAAGCACCACCATTAACGTTTTCATCGCGCCCCCTTAAGGCAGTAATCCCGCTCACGCTTGCGCCGGTTTTCGAGCCCGGCATTTCTGGCGCCGTTGACGTAGACCCAGCGCGGGAGCTGGTCACAGGCCTGTTGCCATTTTTTCTGGTTCAGGAAATAGACCAGCGTCGATTGACAGGCCGCACCGGTGCCGACGTTAAACGCAAAGCTGACCACCGCATCGTAAACGGCGGGCGGCATCGCGACCGGCGCGCAGGCTTCGAGACGGCGCTCCGTGTTCAGCACATCCGCGACGAGGTTACTCGCGGCCTCCTGCTCAGTGATGTTGCGACCTGGCACCACCCCGGCAGTGTGGCCGATACCTGATGTCCATACCCCCGCGCTGCACTGATAGGGGCGCAGTCGGCACCCTTCGAGGTCGGCAATCAGCGCCAGCCCCTGTTGCGAGGTATGGAGTAAACGAAAATCAGGCACCAGTGCCGCCAGCGCCAGCACGGCGGCCACACTGCAACGTTTAACGATTGATGACATTGTTCATTGCCTCCCCGGAAAGACGGCTCTGCTCAAACTGGAGCGCCAGCAGGGCGTAGCTTTTGCGCCGGTAATACCAGTTAACGCCGACCGTCAGCACCACGCCCAGCGCACCAAAGTACGCGGCAAAATCCTGCGGCGTCATCGCCCCGAAAAAGGTCAGCGCGACGCTAATCCAGTAGGCCAGCGACGAGGTGATTTTCTCCATGCTCAGTCCCATAAATTCACCGTTTCGGCAGCGGGTGCGGTGTCAGTGTCCGGCAGCTCAATCGCCGTGCCATAGGGCAGCACCGCGCCGAGTTCGGCCAGCCCCGGATTGGCGGCGAGCACCATTTCGACCACGCCCTCAGTGCGCCCGTAATAGCGGCTGCAAATGCCGTCGAGCGTGTCGCCCTGATGCGCATAAACCTTCATCAGATTTGCCCCACGATGCAGCGCGGTTTGTCCTGAATACGGGCGACTGACCAGCGCATGTCCCGCCACAGGTCATCGACCGTGGTGTCGATGCTGTCCGCTTTTTTGTCGCCTTTCGCGCTGGCATCCACACCGCGATAGCGCTCATAAAGCGTGGCGGCTGTCATCGCACACACCGCACTCAGATAGTGAAAAATACGCATGCTCTCGCCGTCGATATCATCCGCCGGCACATCAGCCAGCCGCGCAAAACCGGCTTTCATCTGGCTTTCGCGCCAGTCGAAAAGCTCCGCGTTGGTTTCGGCTATCCCGGCCTTAATGGCATGGCGCAGCCGCGCCGGGGCGATGGTCTGCTCAAGGCGCATCAGCTCGCGCACGCGCTTCGGCTCGATGTCGGGAAAGAAAAAGGTGTTTTTAATCACCGGCTCGTCACTGACAGGCGGCGGGATGACCACCGTGCCGCGCTCCGGTTGTTCGTTATTTTTTTCAATAATCAGTGTCGTCATGACTGCCTCTGAAAAGGGTGGGCGGTGGACGCCGGTCGCCGTTAAGGTGAAACACCCTCATTGACCGGCGTGCCGCCCTGGCGCGGGGCGCATTCGGTTAACCGGCGGCTTTACGGGGGCGACCCCGCCCGCGTTTCGCCGGTGTGGCTGTTTTTTTCTGCTGTGCGGTTTTCGCGGGCGGCTTTGGCGCAGGCTTCACAACAGGCTTCGGATTAAGTTCGCGGGTAAGGCGCTCAATGTCCTTACGTACCCCCGCGTTACGGTCGAGCTGGTTCGCACGTTGCAGATGTGTCATGGCGTCAGTGAGCTGACCGGCATCGCGCAGCGTCAGCCCGGCGACCTTGTGCAGCCGGGCGCGTACCTCGTCGGGCATGTCGGCTTTAGCGGTCATGCTGATGACGTCGAGAAGGATTGCAGCACTGACCGGCTCACCGGCATCGCGGGCGCGCAGGGCAGCAAGTGCCACCTCTTCGGCCAGCATGTAAGGCACGGTGCGCGCATGGTTTTCCGGCATCGACAGGTTGTGGCGCAGCGCGTAGCGGGCAATTTCCAGCGCGCCGGGAATATCACCGGCATCGAGACGCCACAGCATGACCGTCATTAAAATGGCATCCTGCGCGCCGGTGCCGTTCTCCAGCACGCCGGTCACCCACGGCAGATAAAACGGCAGCAGTTCGCGCTTTTTGTCGGCTTTACGCTCTTTCGAGTGGATTTCTTTCAGCGTCCGGCGGTCTGCGGCCAGCTTAACGAGCATCTGCTCATAAGCGGTGGCATGGCGCAGCGGGGCGTTATCCCGCTGCGCGGCCAGCATGGCCGAGACCCGCATCGCGTGACGCTGTGCGGGGCTCGCCATCGGTTACGCTCCTTCGCCAGTGGTGGCCGGGGTTGTGGTGGAAGCGGTTGCCAGTGTTTTCATGGCTTCAGCCAGTTCAGCGGCGAACACTTTCGCGATATCCGCTTCCGGGGTATCGCCCTCAGCCTGTTCAAGGATCTCGATGTTTTCAATCAGGCAACCGGCTTCGTAATCTTCAATCACGAAATCGACCTTCACCTGTTCGTAGTTTTCCACCTGGTCGAGTTTCGGATTCTCGATGATGTGGCGGCGGTGACCGTCCTCGTAGAGATAAATCGAGAGGTTATCGAGCGTGGTGATCAGAATGCTGTTGGCCGGGAAGAACGGCGCGCGCACCGCCTGCAACTGGCCGATGGTTTTCTGGCTGATAATCAGCTCACCGGCGAGCTGTTCACTGTTCGCCTGGAATTTGTTGATCATCGGGAAATATTTGTCGGTCAGGATTCGGCGACCGCAAATCACCACCATTTCCGGGTTTTCGCGGTGAATCTCTTCAATCAGGGATTCATGCGCATCCATGACCAGCGCGTCGAGGTTTTTGTAAGCGCCTTCTTTACCAACAGTGACTTTCTCCGAAATCACTTTGCCGTCTTCGTCGGTAACCTTGTTCATGACGCGCTCGGGTGCGTCATTGCGGTATTTCTGCAACCAGCCGACAGCGACATCCTGCAACAGCGGATTGGCCTTGCGGTCAGAGGTGGCCGCACGGCTCACGCCGTTAAAGCCAATGGTGATGTAATCCAGCGCCTGGCGCTTGATGATCGCGTTACGGATACGGATCTGAAAATCCTGAAAACGCGCCCACAAATCAAGCTTGTTATAGCTCAGGTGGTAATCGAAGTTCACCGGGTGGCAGAAATAGCGGTAAGCGTCCAGCTTCGAAAAATCGGCGGTCTTACGCTCGTCACCGTTTGCCGTGTCGGCGGTGCTGGCAATGGTGCCGTTGACGTCGATGCCGACTTTTTCCTCGGTCAGCTCACGCACCACGACCATATTAATTTGCTGCAGGAAGGAGGAAGACTGCTGGATTTTGTCAAACAGCGTCTGTGTTACCGACGGCTCAACGCTGAATTTTTTACTGAGGTCTTCCACGCCGACGCCGTTCAGTTCCGCAAGGCGGCTCATATACGCATTAAATTTAAAACGGGTTTCTTTACGCATTGTGTCTGTGTTCCTGTTCTGAAAAAGGGCTGATTAGCAGTCGGTCAGGGTTGCACCCGCGCCATCGCCGCCAGTGCTCAGTTTCCGGCGTGGCTGCGTTTCGCTGGGAGTTTTGTCCAGGGTGGCGGTGATCGCACTGAATTGCTCAGCCGTTGAGATGGATTGCGCTTCAAGCCCCTGTTTAACCTCCGCGAGCTGGCTTTCGAGCGCGCTGAAACGGGTATCAATGCCGTCGCCGCTGGTCTGGACGCGTTCAGCAATCGCCGTCACGGCTTCATGCACATCGTTAAAACGCGCGTCGGTGCTGGTCTGCTGACGGCTGAAAATGGCCTTAACCGAGTCGGTCAGCCGGTTAAGCAGGGTGTCGGGCTCCTCTTCAAACTCAATTTCTGCCAGTGTGGCCGCCGAGAAGAAATTCTCAGGGCTGGCTTTACGGGAGCTCAGCGGGTTGTGTTTTGCGGTGCGGCAGAATTCCAGATACTCGGTGCCGAGGCTTGCCGGATCATCGGTCACGGCCAGGCCGGTGAGGTAACATTTGCCGCTGTTGCCAAAATTCGGCTGGATCTCCATCGAGGTGTAAACCTTCTGAAGCGCCTTGTTCATGGCGACCAGCTCATCGGTCGGGGTGATTTTCGCGAACAGCGCCAGCTTGCCCTTCAGCGCGGAATCGTCTTCGATTTTCTCCGCTTTCAGCTCCACCACATCGCCATAGCGTTTAAACGGGCTGTCCGGCATAAGTCCCTTGATGTGCTCAAGGTTGATTCGGCAGCCATAGACACGCGGATCAAACGTGTCGGCCATTTCCTGAATTTCCGTCGCGCCAATAATGCGACCGTCGCAGGTGTCACCCTCGACGCCGATGCGAAACCATTTTGAAACTACTTTTTTTGCCATCGTCAGGAGTCCTGATTGTCTGTGAAGGATTCACGGTTTTGTCAGGAGGTAGTTTCCCGGCTCGTCCGTTGCTTCGCCATCAGTCACGGATGGCTTGACCCCGACACATCAGTACCTTAGCGAATCGCTGACCGCGCTTAAGTAGCCTTGCCCTGTATTCATCACGGCGAGGCATGCATGACCATCACCACCGACACCACACTTTTAAACGACCCGCGACGACAGGCGGCGCTGTTGTACTGGCAGGGGTTTTCCGTGCCACAAATCGCGGAAATGTTGCAGACCAAACGCCCGACGGTGCAGAGCTGGAAACAGCGCGACGGCTGGGACGAAACCGCCCCGTTAGACCGTGTGGGAAACACACTGGAAGCGCGGTTAATCCAGCTTTACGCCAAGCCGGAACTGACCGCGCACGACTTCAAGGTCGCTGACTTTCTGGCGCGCCAGATGGAACGCTTTGCGCGTATTAACCGCTACGGCCAGACCGGCAACGAGGCCGACCTCAATCCGAACGTGGCGAACCGCAACAAAGGCGATCGCAAAAAGCCGAAAAAGAATTTTTTCAGCGAGGTGGCAGTCGGGAAACTGGAAGAGATTTTCTTTGACCAGTCATTCGCCTATCAGCTCGGCTGGCATAAAGCCGGGCTTGAGCACCGCATCCGGCACATTCTCAAATCCCGCCAGATTGGCGCGACGTTTTATTTCGCCCGCGAGGCGCTGTTACGCGCCCTGAAAACCGGCCATAACCAGATATTTTTATCCGCCTCAAAAACGCAGGCTTACGTGTTCCGCAAATACATCATTGCGTTTGCCCGGCTGGTTGATGTTGACCTTACCGGCGACCCGATTGTCATCGGCAACAACGGTGCTGAATTGCTGTTTCTCGGCACCAACTCCAACACCGCGCAGAGCCATAACGGCGACCTGTATGTCGATGAGATTTTCTGGATACCCAACTTCCAGCGGCTGCGCAAAGTGGCATCGGGCATGGCCTCGCAAAAACACCTGCGCACGACCTATTTTTCGACACCCTCCTCGCTCGGGCATGGCGCGTATCCGTTCTGGTCAGGCGAACTGTTTAACCGGGGGCGCGCCAGCGCCAGCGAGCGGGTTGATATTGATATCAGCCATGCGGCATTAGCGCGCGGCGTGGCCTGCGCCGACGGGCAGTGGCGGCAGATTGTCACCATTGAGGACGCACTCGCCGGGGGCTGTACCCTGTTTGACCTCGACGCATTGCGCCAGGAGAACAGCGCGGACGACTTCCGCAACCTGTTTATGTGCGAGTTCGTTGATGATAAGGCGTCAGTGTTCCCGTTCGAGGAGCTGCAGCGCTGCATGGTTGACAGCATGGAGGAGTGGGAGGATTACGCGCCGTTCGCCGACCGGCCATTCGGCCAGCGCGTGGTGTGGATTGGTTACGACCCGTCGCACCGTGGCGACAGCGCCGGTTGCGTGGTTATTGCGCCGCCGCTGGTTGCCGGGGGCAAATTCCGCATTCTGGAGCGCCATCAGTGGAAAGGAATGGACTTCGCCACACAGGCCGAATCCATTCGCGAACTCACGCAAAAATATAACGTCGAATACATCGGGATTGATGCGACCGGGCTCGGTCAGGGCGTCTTTCAGCTTGTGCGCTCCTTCTACCCGGCAGCGCGTGACATTCGCTACACGCCGGAAATGAAAACCGCAATGGTGCTGAAAGCGAAAGACACCATCACGCGCGGTTGCCTCGAATACGACGTCAGCGCAACCGACATCACACAGTCGTTTATGTCCATCCGCAAAACCATGACCAGCAGCGGGCGCAGCGCCACCTATGAGGCCAGCCGCACCGAAGAAGCCAGCCACGCGGATCTCGCCTGGGCCACCATGCACGTACTGATTAACGAACCGCTGACCGCCGCGAGCGGCCAGCCTTCATCCTCAATTCTGGAGTTTTATTAATGGCAAAACGCAATAAACGCCACCACACCCAACCGCGCCAGCATACCGCCGCACCCGCGCAGAGCATGGAGGCATTTACCTTCGGCGAGCCGGTGCCGGTGCTGGATAAGCGCGACATTCTCGATTATGTCGAATGTATCCATAACGGCCAGTGGTACGAGCCGCCGGTGAGCTTTTCCGGGCTGGCGAAAAGCATGCGCGCCGCCGTTCATCACAGCTCGCCGATCTACGTAAAACGTAACATTCTGGTATCGACCTACATTCCGCACCCGCTGTTATCGCGGCAGGATTTTACCCGCTTTGCACTTGATTACATGGTGTTCGGCAATGCGTTTATTGAGCAGCGCCGGAGCGTGACGGGCAGGCCGCTAAAATATGAAACCTCACCGGCCAAATACACCCGGCGCGGCGTGGAGGAGGATACCTACTGGTATATTCAGAACTACACGAAGCCGCATCAGTTTGCGCCCGGCTCGGTATTCCACCTGCTGGAGCCCGATATTAACCAGGAGCTTTACGGGATGCCGGAATATCTCAGTGCGCTTAATTCGGCCTGGCTGAATGAGTCGGCGACGCTGTTTCGTCGCAAGTATTACCAGAACGGTGCGCACGCGGGTTACATCATGTACGTGACTGACGCGGCGCAGAGCAGCACCGATGTTGAGGCGCTGCGTAAGGCGATGCGGGATTCGAAAGGACTCGGTAATTTTAAGAACCTGTTTTTCTACGCGCCGAACGGAAAAGCCGATGGGATTAAAATCGTGCCGCTGAGCGAGGTTGCCACCAAAGACGATTTTTTCAATATAAAGAAAGTCAGCGCCACCGACCTGCTGGACGCGCACCGCATCCCGTTCCAGTTGATGGGCGGCAAACCGGAAAATGCTGGCTCTATCGGTGACGTTGAGAAGGTGGCAAAAGTGTTTGTGCGTAACGAACTGATGCCGCTGCAAGCCCGCTTCCTTGAGCTCAACGAATGGGCGGGGGAGGAGATCATCCGGTTTCAGAAATACAGCCTCGACACCGACGACGCGTAACCCACTCCAGCCGCCGCAAGGCGGCTTTTTCATGCCCCTCGCCAGAACCCACCAGAGCCCTCGCACGACACGCTGCCGCCTCGCTTCCCTGTCACATGCCCTCGCGCCCTGCGCGCGGCTGGGGCACGCTCAGGCACGGGAAAATTTAAATATCGGCCTCAGCGCGCAGTGCTTTCCCCGCCTCGCCTGCCCGCTTTGCGAGTCGGTTTTAATGCAGTTGCAACAGGTCATCGGATCCTTGCCAGATCTGGCCTTGATCCTCAATCGACAAAATATAAAACAAATGCGAAATGACGCGCCTGATGCATGCGCAGGTGAAAATACGCTTTAGCAAATCTTATCTGCTTTTAGGCCGCGATAAGGAACGGTAAATTTTTCCTGTTACTGATATAGCGAGAATTGCCAGAATAACAGAGGCCAGGCCCAGGAAAAGCAGCAATGAAAGAAGATGATTAAGCAGCCCACCAAGACTTGTAAAATCACTTAGTCTGGCAAGCTGTTCAGGTGTAAGCGTGCGAACCACAATTTCAGGAATAGTTAGAAAGAAAACAACCACCACCAAAACATAAGCCAGTATTTTTCTGCTTTTTTTCATTTACTTCCTTGCCCCCTTCGACAGTGACAATTAATTACTTTACCTGCTCCCCGCAGACTAACACGGCCTGAGTTTAGGAATTTCCTCTTTTGGCAAGGAACAGACGAGAGCATAGTCACATAGTACTGAGGGGTTGCTTTGAGCGAGAAGCGGAAGTTTCCTGAGTGTATAAATGGCCATGAGATAAGTTGCTAGCGGAAAGGATGACCACCAACGCAGTGCTAGTTCAAAGCCTTGGGATAAACGGTCGATACTTGTGCTCGGAGCTATTATCAAAACTTCCTTTCATCCCCTGAGGACAGAAGGGTTACGACAGAGATTATTTTTGTCGATAGGCGCTTGTATTAAATATAATTCTGTTGTATGAAATTTTAGTTTTAGTATGCAAGCGTTTCATTTAGGCATCCTGCTGACTCGCTTTAAGTAAAGCTTAGAGATGAACATTAAAAAGGACATATGATGTACAAAAATGAAGATTATCCAATTGAATATTTCAGAATGACCGGTGTACATGGTTACAAAGATATAACCATGTCCATGAAAGGTAAAACAACAATTTTTGTTTCCGAAAATGGCGCAGGCAAGACAACTGTACTTAATGCCATGAGACTTCTTCTGGAGCAAGATTTTTTGAACCTTATGCGAATAGATTTTAAATCTATTTTCATAAAGCTTTCCGATCATGATGAGGTTGAAATTAAAAATGAAAGGTCATCGTTTTTTCCAGTTGATGAAATAAAATCATTCCTAAGTGATAGATTTTCACTCAGTGATTCTTTTTGGAAGGATCATGATGTTATAAAATTTTCAAAGGTATTAATCGACTCGAAGTCCAATGACTACTATGATGATAAGATTGTTAACGAGCTATATAATACGGTTAAGTTCCCAAAAGAGTATGTAAATGCTTTTCTTAAAGAACTAAAAGAAATCATTATAAATAAATATGAATCAAAAGAACGTCAGATTTTCAAATCATATGTTTTAAAAAAAAACTCATTTAAACTAATTGCTGAATCACTTAGAGATACTGATGTGATTTTTTTACCTACTTATCGAAGAGTTGAAAAAAGTTTCGAGACAAAATCAAGAGATGAAAGAGAGATGAACAACCATCGAATGTTTGGAAGAAAACGATGGATGAAGCTGCAACGTGATGGTATTTCATATGGACTCAAGGATGTCGAAGATGCGTTAAAAGGTTTGACTTTAGATATTGAACGAACATCTAATCTTGGTTATAGATCTTTAAGTGCAAAAATGCTTGAGGATTTGATTAAATATGGTAACAATAATAGAATATCTAAGGAACAACATTCCCTACCTTCTTTAGAAGACCTAGAAAGATTTCTTAATCGTGTAGAGGATGCATCTACTAGTTCCCGTGTAAGAAGAACCTCACAAACGAAAAAGGATTCTTTAATCAGTTCATTAAAGCGATTATATAATGACAATACAATAAAAGATATTACTTATTTAAACTACTTTCTAACCCAATTAAACTCAGTCATACAAGAAACTAAAGAACAAGAATCAAAAATTGAAAAATTTGTGGCTGTTTGTGATAAATATCTTTCCTCAGCAGGTGATTCAAAGTCACTAAAATTTGATCCTCAAGGTTTGGAAGTCATTGTTAGAGATAATTATACAGGAGAACGTATCTCACTAAATGATTTATCATCTGGTGAGAAACAAGTTATTTCACTGATAGCAACTATTTATCTCAATGACAGCACTCCAAAAATAATTTTGATTGATGAGCCTGAACTTTCATTATCTATTGATTGGCAACGAATGATCTTACCTGATTTAAACGCAGGTGAGAACGTTAAGCAAGTTATCGCTATAACACATTCGCCATTCATTTTTGACAACGAATTAGATACTTATGCAACAGCAATGAAAGTAACCAAAGGTGATTTCTAATGAGTACTGCACTTTTGAATGCCATGAAAAAAGAAGTAACCTCTCGAAATCCCTTGAAGCAAGAAATATTGCTTAAATCGTCCATGTTTGAAAAGATTTTTGTTTTTGAAGGCGTCGATGATTATCCTGTATATGATGAATGGATGAAGCGCAATCCAGTTTATATCGATTCAGGCCATTTAGTTGCTAAAGGTAAGAAACAAATAATAGAGCTTTACGAACATGCGATTAAGCATGATGATCAAGAAATACTAAGTAGTTGTTATTTTTTTGTAGATCACGACTATGACCTCTTCGAGCATAATTCTGATAACATAGTGACACTTCCCTGTTATTCTATTGAAAATTATATTATTAACTCACATTCAGCAAAAAGCTATTTCAAAGATGAATTTAAGATGGATATAACTTATTCAGAATTACTAGATACAATAAAGAAAGACTTTGAAATTGATTTCAAAAAATTCAATAAATTAGCCAAAGAATTATGTAGACCACTTTTTGTAAACCATAACATAAATGGAAAAGCAAAGTTTTATGATAAAATAACTTCGGTCATGAACATTGAATACAAAAATATCAATATAAAAGAAAATGCAACCCTGATTATGTACGAAGTCAATGAAGAATCGGAAGACGTTAAACGTTTAATTATAACTTTCGATAAATTACCATACGAACGGGCAATTAAAGGGAAATATGTATTCGAATTTATTAAAAATTGGTTATCATCGCTGAAATTACATCTTTTACGCAATAAAGATTTAAAAATTACAAAAGATCCTTTAATGTTGGAAAGAAGGAGATTAGCCTGTGCTACTCCTGTCCCTATAGAGATAAGAAAATTTTCTTAAACATAGTATATAAGCTCGCTTCTGCGAGCTTATATACATTACAGCGTTAATGTGGAGTGGGAGATGTCCGCTTCTGACACCCAACAGACAAGCACGTGACGCTGAAGGTCTGCTATGAGCGACTAACAGCATTCCGTATGGATCAACGGGGAGCTGGTCAGTCTTGCAAAATTTAGTAAGTATATAAGTGAAGAAACAGCAATGAATTGGCCAAATATGGCTAAGGACATTGAAGCTGCTTTGGGTGCTACGGGTAGAGAGACTACGGATGATGGTTTTCTACTACAAATCAAATGACACTCCCAATCTGTGGTAGTGAATAGTGGCCAGATAGAGAATGAATTTTTTATTGTAACCACAATGATTCGCTTGAAATGGACATTAAAATTTACTGCCTTGATCTAATACGTTAATAACCCATCGAGGCTCATCAATCATCAAGGATTTATCGATCTCAATCTGCTCGATACGAGAGTTATATGTTCGAATCAACTTGGCTAAACCTTCGCGAATGCGGTCACCATCATAAGTGGAAATCTCCTCAATATTAGTACCGATAAAAATCTCAGCGGACTGCACAGATATCTGTTCGGACATACCTACGTTATCGGCCATTTGCCTTGCTGCTTGAACTTTACTTTCAAGAGTTAAGATGACCGGTCTGTATCCGGCACGTTTGTTTTCGACACAACGCGAAATCAGTTTTTCCATGGGGGCTGTGGTGACGTGAAATGCCGTGGTGCCTACCTGAAAATCACCTTCTCGGTCAGTGTGCATATCGGCAGCGTTAGCCCTGTCTGAACCGATCTTTTCTTCCGGAAAACGTAATTGTAGCTTGGCACCTACGAGATGTTGAAGCACGGCACCTGTAGGCTTATCAGAGCGTTCTGCAGCTGCTCTGAGAATATCACTGACGACAGAAGAGAGGGGTTTGGTATGATCAATATCGACGGTTATTCTCTGCTTGTCGAAGTAATCGAGCCGCACACACTTCGTAAAAAACGCTTCAAGCTGGGATGAAACGTAAACTGCATCAACAGGATCACTTACTGAAATTTCAGTGTCGTTTAGCACGTCCCTGATAGATGCAGCAAGAAAGACGGTTCCTCTTGAGGTGCGGCCGCCTTCTCGCGTGAAAATACGCGTTTCACCATGTTGCTCGAGGATCTTTGCGATAGCCGATCCACTCAAACCGCGTACCTGACTTTTACCGTCACTGTAAAGTCGTTCATCAGTGATAGGCATGCCATCGGCCATCATGTGAGAGACAATCAAACCTGCATTCATGACATTGGTATTCATCGAGCCATTTTGAGCGCGCTGATTCTCGTACCAATTTTTTGCCGCTTCCAGGTATGCTTCAGTAGGACTGAGTTTGTTCATTCACTAATTTTCCATGTGCGTTTGCTGATGCCTCAAGATGAGGGATTATCATATTCTTTGCTACCCAGCCGACCACTGGCACAACAACAGCATCCCCGAAGCCGTACTGAATATTCGAGTCACGCAAATTATCAAGCGTGTACCAGCCGGCCCCCATCAGACGCGCATACTCAAGTCCAGTCATCCAGCGAATTTTCAGCAATCCATTACCCATCATAACAACAGCCTGCTTAGAAGAGCCGCCACGAGGAGTACGGAGACACCCGGAAATATCCTCAGGCCTCATTTCCCATACCGGGATGCCATTACGCGTACGGCGATACGCAGTACGCGCTGTAATACCGGTCATGCTGACAAACTGCTCCAGACGTTCGCGTTGTACAGTCGCCATCGATTCCCGAAAGAGAGCTACCTTATCAGCGCTCCACCAGCGGGCATCATTGTCTGGAACGGTTTCAATTTCGTCAGTAAAACCATTACTCAGCAGATCAGGTGCTTTCGGCAATGGCATCATGAAAGTGTTTAGTTCTGGATCTTTATGAAGCCAAGAAAGCCAGTCAGGCCTTAAGCACGTATCCTGTTCGCCGCCATTAACAGGATTCTTGACCCCAATAATGAAAAGCCGGGGGCGTGACTGAGGAACAAACCGGCGGGCATCCAGTGTGATTGCATCGACTAAATAGCCCAGAGCGTTAAATTCTTTTACTGCGGCTCTTAAGTCTTCCCTTTCGTGGGAAGAGGCAAGTCCGATAACGTTCTCTAGCACGATCACCTCAGGTTGGCGCTCTTGCATTCCTGCGATTAAATCTGTAAACCCGAAAAAGGCCGACGACTCACGGCCACCACGAAGGCCGACACGTTTACCCGCCAAGCTCAAATCTGTGCAGGGGGAAGATGCCCAAGCGATATCGGCGGTAGGTAATTCCTCACTCTTCAAAGAATGAATGTCAGCAAGCAGGAAATCTCCGGATTTCCAGTGGCCTTCATACATTGCTTTTTTGTTTACATCATAATCATTTGCCCAAACAGTTTTGATCCCTGCCTGTTCCATACCAGCTCTGGCCAGACCTATACCAGCAAAGAATTCCAAAGCAGTCCATTCGAACTCGCGACGGATTGGTATTATGTTCACGCATTTTCTCCCATATTCATCCCCTTATCATCCCATAAACTGCTCTGTCAGGCACTGGTAAACAGATGACATTGAGTGTTTTTTGGGCTGACCCCACCCCCGTAGACGATCTTGCCCTATAGTTTGGACTGACCCCGCCGATTTTGCTGCGACGCGTCGTGTTTTAGTGCGCCCCTGATTGCCGTCACGACCTCAACGTTATTCCAACCGATAACCCCGCCATCAACCAGATTTAACACCGCTGCGGCATGCTCAGACGGTGTGGGGGTCATAACTGGAACGTCACCGCCGGTGAGCTTTCCACAGTTATTGACAGGACTCCGAGGCGCGGCGATGCCGCTTTTTAAAGTCAAAGGCTCAACGGCCAAAAGCTTTGGAACAATGCGCCATTCCGATGATCGGGTGACGTGGACATGACGCGCGCCGAGATGTGGCGCGTAAATTCCTACTACCCGCTCAATATCTTCCTCGTATGCGTTGACCTCATCAGTCACGTTGCGAGCTACGCGCACAGTCTGGCTATCTCGCGGGATATTGGCACCGCCTTGCGCGACAATATATAAATCAAAATCACCACTATCCGCAGCGGCGCGAGCCGCTTCGACACGCTCATCAAATTCATCAGCAACGCTAACGCCGCGAGGTAATTTTCTCAGCTCGCGATAAGCGCCCATTGTCGGCAGGCCAATCGGTTTAAATTGAGGAATACGCCATGTAGACGCCCAGGCTGTCACAGCGGCAGCCGTATCTTTTAACGGCTTTCCAGTATCATGATCGAGCTCGCCATCAAGCGCGTAACCATCGATATTTTTAGCAATGTATTTTGCAATGTAGCCCGCTGCGCCGCCTTTATTCAGGTGTTTAGACTGAAAGCGATTACGCTCTGCTCCGCGTTCGTCACCATCCTCTTTGAGAGCGTAGCGGCGCATAATTTCGGTAATATCTTTGCGTTGTTCTTGTTTACAAAACAGCATCATATGCCAGTGCGGCGTGCCATCATGATGCGGTTCGACGACGCGCATACCGTAAACCTGCAAATCATTATCTTTGAAAGCGGTACGCATCAGGCTCCATATACGGCATAGGTAGCGCTGCCCATCTTTCGGGGTAAAAGCCTCGTCATTCCAGCCGTGATTAAGCTGCACAGTTTTATCTTTACCCTTGCCGACCTGACGCGTCGGGTGATATTTCGATGGCGCGGTCAATGTAATAAACATCCCGACATCACCTTCGCCAGCGGCGTAACGCTCAATTCCGGCAATAGTATTCATCAGCTCCATGCGTCGTATCTCAGGGTTAGAAATACTCCCCATGACTTTGCTAATGAGATCGATACGCTCGCCCGTCACCTTATTTTCCAGATCACAGGATTTGAGGTATTCAAGGTTAGCCAGGCGACGTGTATGGACATCGCGGATTGCGTTTTTGCTGGCATACGGCGAACGGTCTTTATTAACCTCACCGGCAGCAATTAAAAGAGCTTCATGCCAGCGCATACGTTGCGCTTTGAGCTGGTTAATCCACCATTCATCGTTAATCAGCCGAGACACAGCGGAAAAAGCCTGGCGGATTGTCATCTGACCTTTGCGGTACTTCTTCCAAAAAAGCGGGGAGATATTGAAAGCACGAGCTGCCCCAGCAACATGACCATAAAGATGCGCCTGCGCCTCATCGGTAAAAAGCGATTCTTTACCACCGTGCGCTTCCGCCCATGCATCGCTTAACTCCTCATACATAACGAAAAAATGCGAGGCGATACGTGCCGCGAATTTTTTCAGCTCCTTATCGTTCATTCCCGGCAAGCGCGCATAAGTTTCGCTTTCCGCCAGGAATAGTAGCGACGCCTGAGTGTTCATTTCGTTGCGCTGGTTTACTCGCTCAATGCGCGGCCATAAACGGCGTAAAAATGTCGACTTGAGAAAATAGAATCCGTGAACCGGGCTTTTGTTGCGCCTGATGTACTCATAACGCGATATGAAGAGGGAGCGTAAAAAATAAGGCAGGCGGTCAATCCTGGATAAAACGCCTTGCACCTGACGCAACTCGTCACGTGTAAGGGGTCTATCGCGCCCAATAGCATCACGCGGCGCGTTCCATGAGTAAGCACCGGCAAACTCTTTAGCGGTGCCTTTTGCGAATGGTGGTGGCGGTGTAGGGGCGTAACGCCCCCGAACTTCAACGCCCATTTGAACCAAAAGCCGTTAAACATTGCTGACTGAGGCGCTCAACCCGCGTACTTAGTGCTTCAAACGAGCGGGCGTCACCAGTTAAGAGATCGTGATGCACCAAGCCGGAAACGAGCTGGTTTAATTTGGGGTAATAGCCGACAACATCGAGCCACTCCTTACCGGCATTCTTGCCTGTTTCAGCGGTCTTTTTTTCCTGCAAAATAAATTGAAAGCGATCACTGGTGACGACATAACGCTCGCCAATATCGATACGAATGCTCATGCGCGCCCCCGATAGTGCTTTGCTTTCGCCTCATGCGCTGACTGACAGTAAACACAGCGAGTAGCAGATGGATAAGCTGCACGGCGGTCAGCAGGAATCGGAGCGTCACATTCTTCACAAACCAACGCAGCAGCGCCGCAGGGTTTTACCCGCGCGGCGTTGACCTGGCGAGCCAGTGACTCGGACTGCCGTTCTTGAATGTGATCCATATAATCTGGCATTGATTTAGCTCCTCTATCTGTCCAGTTTTTTAAACTCACTGGCGCAATAACCAGTTAGCTCGATGGTTAATTTCGATAATTCATCAACGGTGGTGATTTGCTTATGAAAAACGGCGCGTTTCACAAGCAAACTGACCACATCCGTCAGGAGGTTTAATTCACTCGAATAAATAGCGATAATTGACTCTGTCATCGCTCCGGTTTTTTTATCGCGCTTAAGATCGGCAAGCGATAATTCACCGTTTTTCATAACCGCAATCTTTAGCCAGTTATTAAGCAATACGGCGTGCATCAGAGACATTAAAGGGACTCTCCGCGAGAAAGGCCGATATTATGAAACTTGATAGATTCCTGACTGAGTAACTCAACAATCTCAACGCGTGATAACTCAGCGCCAGCTATATGACGGATTAAGCCGTCAAGGTGAGAGGAAAAGCGCGTAGCCGCATCGGCCTGTGCTTCGGCTCTGGCCTGCTGCAACATTAGTGAAAATTTACCGCACTGCTTTCCTGTTACTATATGCATGACTTTCTCCAGACAAAAAGAAGCCCCGCACAATTAAGTGCGTTAAAATTTACCGTTAATTATTTAATGCAGATATTGCTCGGGTTTTACCGAGGTTAAAATTGTTGGCGCATATTCAAATAAATTAAATAGCTCACGCAATGCGCGAAACAAGGCATCACGCCAATAACAGGAGTCTTCATTAATACGCCAGTAAGGCTGGTTAAATTCTTCCTCTGTTAATCCCGCATGCATAAACAATGTGCGACGCTGACTAATGGTTAATCGGCCAATATATTTAACCAGGCTAATCCCAACCTGACGGAATTTTGAAAATGCAGAGCGTAATTCATCAATAGCAGTTATCAGACGCTCACGATCAACATCGTTCATTTCTTCAAAACGCATCGTAGCGTGACGCTGTTTTAACTGAGCGTGGAAGCAGACTGTTAAGCGCTCACGCTCCATCATCTGATTATAAAAATCACAAGAGTCCTGCCAGCGAGGCGCGGCCAGATATTTGCTGACCAGACTGCGTAAACCGGCAGGCTGTGCTGACACGATACCGAGCGTCATTACAGGCATTTCCAGAACCTCCACGATTTCAGGAAAGCAAAAATAGCGCTTAAAGCACTCGTTTTTTTAGTGCGAATGATGATGCCCTTTCGCCCTCTGCCGTGGGTTATAGTGGAATCTACCGCCCCTGAGCTTTCATTACGCAATAACTGAGCTATGCAACGTGGTTCGTTCATAATCAAAGCCCCATCCAAAGCAGCCACGCGTCACGCTGTTCCACTGGCCTGTTGTAGAACGCTTCACGTACAGCGCGATTAAACTCCGGGATGAAAACCCATCTTTCACCTGCACGCACATTTGGTTTATTTGGATCACGGAGTTCAATAACCGGCAACTTATTAGCTTTAACCATCTCGACGACAGCCGTCTTAGGCTTGCCTATTAACTCAGCGAATTTATCAACGTGAACCGCATCAAGCGGGTACTGCAACAAATAATCGTTTGGTTCCATTTATGATACCCTCACTGGATCCAGCCCTTTAGAAACCGCTCAAGCTCGTTTCTGCTCGGTTGGCTTCCATACTGAAAAGGTTCTTACCTTTAGACCTTTTCAGGCGAATATAGTCTCAAAGTAGGAACCATGTCAAATGAACGTAGCTGAGAAAATTAAGGCTATACGTAAAGCAGAGGGTTTAACTCAGGTAAAATTCTGTGAAATCAGTGGACTAGCTTTAAGTACACTGAAGAATTACGAAGGTGGACACGCGGAACCAGGTCTGGGAGTTGTACTTAAAATCACCAATACTCCTCAACTTCAAAAATATACCCTGTGGTTAATGACTGACAAAACTGCCCCGCAAGCTGGTCAAATAGCACCGGCTATCGCACACAATGGGCAAGAGTCAGCAACCTCGAACCCCTCAGAGAAACAGACTGGCTAACTATTTATAAACATTACATTTTCACTATCTGTTTTCAGGACAGTGAAAATCGCGCCGGAGGGCTTTCTTATGGCAATTAAGAAGCTCGATGATGGTCGCTATGAAGTGGACATTAGGCCGCGCGGGCGCGAAGGACGTCGCATTCGCCGGAAGTTTGAAAGAAAAGCTGAAGCTATCGCATTTGAGCGCTACACGCTTGCGAACGCTTCCCAAAAGGAATGGGCAGCCCGACGGACTGACAGACGCACTCTAACCGAGCTGTTAGAGGCATGGTGGCAATACCACGGGCAGAACCACGAACACGGGAAAAAAGAGCGAGGGCATTTGCTCAAAACTATCGATGGGCTGGGAGATCTGCCAGTCAGCAGGTTAAGCAAGAAATGCCTGATGGATTACCGCTCATTACGTTTACGGGAAGGTATCAGCGCGGCAACGATAAATCGTGACATGTACCGGCTATCGGGCATGTTTACGAAGCTGATCCAGTTGGAGGAATTTGCCGGGCAACACCCCATTCATGGTTTGCCCCCACTGGCAGAAGCTAACCCGGAAATGACGTTTCTGGACAAGTCAGAAATTGAAAGGCTGTTAGGAGTATTGACCGGAGATGCTTTGCTCGTTGCTCTCCTCTGCCTTAGCACTGGCGGAAGATGGACAGAGGTAGCCACTCTAAAACCGGCGCAGATAGCCAGTTGCAGGGTTACCTTTTTGAAAACTAAAAACGGCAAAAAGCGAACCGTGCCTATCTCAGCGCAGCTTGAAAAGAAGGTGAAAGAGGAAGCCAGCGGGAAGCTGTTCAAAGTTGATTATGAAAAATTTTGCGGGGTCTTGCGCAACGTGAAACCTGACATTCCACCCAATCAGGCAACACATATTCTGCGCCACACTTTCGCAAGCCATTTCATGATGAACGGGGGAAATATTATTGCCCTGCAACAAATTCTCGGGCATGCAAGCATTCAGCAGACAATGGCCTATGCGCACCTTGCACCTGACTACCTGCAAAATGCTGTCGCGTTGAATCCTCTTAACGGAGGAGTGACGGTATAA